ATACAACCGCTTCAACAGTTCTTTCTGCCAACCCCTCAAACGCAAAGCCTCGCCAGCCTTACCAGCAATACCATCCTTGCCAACAGAACCAAACAGTTGTGGGATACCATTTTTGGCGCTGGGGAATTGTGGATTAGTATCCGCACTGATACACAGTTGGTGCAGTTGGTGTGTGAACAGTTAGATAGGCGCGCTAGGTTGTTGGAGGCGTTTGATGACAACCCGTTAGACCGTGCTGTGACTATGAGCATTAATGAGATTGAGAAAATGTTGGCTGGCAACTTTGGGTTGCTTGGGTTTACGCCTGCTGATAGGACTCGTTTGGGTTTGGTGTCGGCTAAGACTAAGAGCAAACTTGAAGAGCTGTTGGCTAGGAAGGCCGCTAAGTGAGTTGGCCTCCTGCATACCTGACACCTGTAAGTGCTGAGGCTATGGCTTTGGGTGATGGGGATACTGCTGCTGAGTTTGCTGAACTGTTTGGTTCTGTTGGCAAGGATGGTATTGCTGGTAAGGCTGGCGAGGCTTTGCGTTTGAGGGGTTGGCAGAAAGAACTGTTGAAGCGGTTGTATGCCCGTGACTCTGATGGTGGGTTGGTGGCTCAGACTGCACTTATTGGGATGCCCCGTAAGAACGGTAAGAGCGCCCTGTCCTCTGCGGCTATTGGTCTTTACTCGTTGCTGGCTGAGGGTATTAACGGTGGTGAGGTTATTGCTGTTGCTGCTGAAAAAGAGCAGGCGCGTATCGTGTTTGGTGAGGCTAAGCGCATGGTTGAGAACAGTGAACTGGCTGACCTTGTGCAGGTTTACAAAGACAGTATCTATGTGCCGTCTACTAACAGTGTGTTCAAAGTTGTTTCAGCTGAGGCTTATTCCAAAGAAGGCCTAAACCCCAGTCGCGTCATTATGGATGAACTTCACGCACACAGCAACCGTCAACTATTTGATGTGTTCTCGTTGGCTATGGGTAACCGTGGCAAACTAGGGCAACTGGTCGCTATCACAACTGCAGGTGTTAAGACTGACAGCACAGGCCAAGACTCAATCTGCTACAGCCTTTACCAGTATGGCAAGAAGGTTGCCGCTAAGGAAGTTGTTGACCCTGCGTTCTTCATGGCATGGTGGGAAGCACCACCCGAAGCAGACCACAGACTTGCTGAGAACTGGGAGATTGCTAACCCTGGTTATGATGACATTGTTTCGGCAGAAGACTTTGCTAGTGCTGTGCGTAGAACCCCTGAAGCAGAGTTCAGAACTAAGCGCCTAAATCAGTGGGTATCCTCACAGTTGTCTTGGTTGCCTACAGGCACATGGGATAGTTGCGCTGAACCTAAAGAGTTAGACCCTAACGCCGAATACATCCTAGGATTTGACGGTTCGTTCTCAGGTGACTCAACAGTTATTGTTGGCACACAAATCCCTCAGGGCGATAACCTGCCCTATGTGTTTATGGTGAAGGCGTGGGAGAAACCTGCTGGGGCTGATGACAGTTGGCGTGTAGACATTCAAGATGCTGAGAACGCAATCAGGCAATTCTGTGCAACCTATAAAGTGCGTGAGGTTGCCTGTGACCCGTTCCGTTGGCAGAGGTCTATGGAGGTGTTGGCTGATGAAGGTATCCCTATTGTTGAGTTTCCCTCCACTAGTGCGCGCCGTATGGTCACAGCCTGCTCAAAGTTTTATGACGCTGTTGTTGAAAACCGTCTAACACATGACGGTGACCCACTACTTGCCAGACACCTCAGCAACGCTGTAATCAAAATTGACAACCTTGGCCCACGCATTGTAAAAGAAAACCGTGCAAGTTCACGCCGTATTGACGCAGCTGTTGGTGCAGTCATTGCGTATGACCGTGCGTCAGGTAGACTTGAAGAGCAAGTCATTCCAGAGTTCTTTATCTAAGGGTGTTTATGTTAGCAACTACGCTGCAAATAATTGGTATCAGTTTGGTGTCAGTTGGTGTTGGCCTATGGTTTGTCCCTGCTGGTTTAGTTGTTGCAGGTGTAGGGGTTGTCCTATTCGGTTTGGCTTTAGAGCGAGGTAAGTAATGCTAGGTAGACTTTCGGGCGAAAGCCGTGCAATCAGTTTTCAAACAGTGTGGGGTTCAGGTGGTGACCTTGTTCTCAACAATCAGGCTGGGGTAAATGTTAACGCCCAAACAGCATTTGAAGTTGTTGCGTTCTACTCAGCTGTATCCCTAATCTCAGACACCATCTCAACCCTGCCTGTTGCAGCGTATACAAGCATTGATGGCAACCGTGAACCACTAACACCAAAACCTGCTTGGGTTGACCAGCCAGATGTTGACGCAACCCGTCAAGCACACTACGGCCAAATCCTTGTAAGCCTCATGGTAGACGGCAACGCGTTCACCCGTGTGTTCCGTGACAACCGTGGTGAGGTTGTAAACCTTGTTGTCCTAGACCCACAAACCGTAACCATTCAGCGTAACGGCTTGGGTAAGAAAATGTTTGTTGTCGCTGGCGAAGATGTGACTCTAGATAGCACACAAATTATTCACATCACAGATTTGTTAGAACCTGGCGCATTGCGTGGCATGAGCCGTGTCTATAAGTTGAATGACGCGCTGGGCGTTGCGACTGCTTTGCAGTCTTACGCGGCAAGGTTCTTTGGGCAAGGCTCAACAACCTCAGGGGTTATTGAGTATCCAGGGCCGTTGACTAGCGACCAAGCAAAGTCTTTGAGCGAGGGTTTTGATTCACGCCATTCAGGTTTCCGCAAGTCTGGCAAGACAGGTATCCTGTCAGGTGGCGCAACCTATAAGGCAACAACTATCGCTAATGATGCTGCTCAGTTCTTGGAGTCGCGCCGATTTGCTGTCGAAGAGATTGCCAGATTGTTTAACATTCCGTTGAGTATGATGGGTATCCCTGGCACACAGTCTTACGCTTCTGTTGAGCAGAACGCCATCCAGTTTGTGACTCACACTTTGCGCCCTTACATTGAGAAGATTGAATGGGCTTACAGCCGTCTGTTGACCGCTGGGGCTTACTTGAAGTTCAATGTGGATGGTTTGCTACGGGGTGACTTTAACAGTCGCACAACCGCTTACAACAGCGCACTACTAACAGGTTGGTTGTCGATTGATGATGTGCGCCGTTTGGAAGATGCCCCACCTATTGAGGGTGGCAACATTTACCGTGTGCCACTAGCTAACATAAACCTTTCGGGTGCTATTCAGGTAGAGGAATCTGGCAAGGTTGAGATGGCTAAGCAACTTATCTCTATCGGTTTTGAACCTGCTGCAACACTTGCTGCACTTGGTCTGCCGCCTATCCCTCACACTGGTGTTCCTACTGTGTCGCTACAACCCGTCATACCAGGAACATACGAGGGCTAACAATGCCACTCACTCAAGCGGTCTATCAAGTTGGCACAACACCTACAACTGTTGTTGCGCCTACTAACGATTATGTGAAGTATGTTCTGCGGAATCTGCAACCTGAAGTTGTGTTGGAGTATGCGCGTGACGGTTACATTTATTTGTTGGGCCGTGAGTTCACTATCACAGTTGCCACACCAGTTAGTTTCAGTATCACTACTGGGCCGTATGGCGCACAGTTTGACTTCTATTCAATCATTTCAGATAAATCAAATGTGTTTGCTGAACTTATTGAAGGTGCAACTATTGTCACAACTGGTAGCCCTATCCCTGCCTACAACCTCAACCGCAACTTCTCTGACGCTCACGCCTCAGTGTTCCGCGCAGCTACTTCTGTAACAGGTGGCACAACAGTTAGTTCAGAGTTTATTTCAGCAACTAACCAATCAGCAGGGTCATTAGCGTCAGACAAAATCCATACACTAAAAGCAAACACAGAGTATGCGATGAAGTTCACAAACCTTGGTGCAACCACCCTTGTTTACTTTCAGTTGGGTTTCTCAGAACACTACAACGGTCTGAACGAAATCTGGCTTGGCACACTGAACAACTCGTATGTGCTAAAAGCAGGCGATGAACTAATTATGGAACTACCCCCACTGACCACCATTAACGCTGTATCAAAAATTGACAGCAATAAACTCGCAGTTATGAGGCTGGAATAAAAATGCCATTTTACATTGAGAAAGATAATGAAGAGTGCAAGTCAGGTTGGGCGGTCACAGGTGATACAGGTTTTGTTCACGGTTGCCACACAACTAAAGAGTCTGCCATTCAGCAGGCTATAGCAATTTCTATTAGCGCAGATGAACCCTTTGAAGGTGAACGGGCCGCTGTTGGTTTGTTAGAGATTGGTGACTTTGTTTCATGGGATGTGTTAGACCCTGAGATTCTAGCTGTCATTGTTGCTGTCGAAAATGAGATGGCTGTCATTCAACTTTATGATGAGGAGGATGGCGTTTTTGAACCTACAGACAAGTTGCTTGTTATCAATGTGTTCAAGATTGAAAGAGTGCCACGCCCTGAGTTGACTACACAAAAACTTGAGGAAGCACCTGATGTTGTTGTTGAAGATTTGCCTGTTGCAGAGAACTCATTTCTTAGCCGTGCTAAAGCGCTTATTGCTAGGATTGACGCTAATGAAGAAAGTGATTCTATGACTGAAACAGTAATGGATGAAGCCCGTGCTAAATGGTTGAAAGCCGCTTATGTTATCAAGGCTAAAATCGAAGGCACAGACAACCGTGCGTTGGGTAAGACTGAGGTTCGCACAAACCACATTGAGATGCGCGCTACAGGCGATGGCAGAACCTTTGAGGGTTATGCGTCAGTGTTTGACCAGCCATCAGAACCACTACCATTTATTGAGTATGTGAAACCTGGTGCGTTCAAGCGTTCACTGCAGTCCCGTAACAGGATGATGTTGTTGTGGAATCATGACAGTTCAAACCCACTAGCCTCTACCCGTAACGGGTCGCTACAACTCACTGAGGACAGTGTTGGGTTGAAGGTCACAGCAACACTACCTGACACAACCCTTGGCCGTGACATTGCTGAGTTGGTTCGCACAGGCGTGATTGATTCAATGTCGTTTGGTTTCAGTGTGAAGCGTGACTCTTGGTCTAAAGACGGTCAGACTCGTTACCTTGAAGATGTGACCTTGTATGAGGTTAGCCTTGTTAGCACCCCTGCTTATGAGGGAACTGCTGGCACAGTATCGGTCAGGTCTGGGGATGTTATCTCAGCTGACGATTTGGCTGATGCGCTAATGCGTATTGAGTCGGGTGAAGAGTTGAACCCTGAACAGGGCGCACTGATTGCAGGTGTTATTGGTAAACTTGTTAAGACCCCTGAGGTTGAAGCAGTGAACGGTGACATTCTGGCACTGAAGCAAAAGAAGTTGCAACTACTAATGAAAGAGGCTATCTGATGGCTAGCAAAGACGAAATTAAAAAAGCAATCCTAGATGTTGCAGGTAACCCTGACTCTGGTGTTATTCGCGATTTGGCAGAAGCGTTCGCAACTGCTATTGTAGAACTTGACAAACCGACCAAAGAAGTTCGTGTTGTCGAAGCAAAAGAAACCAGGTAATCTTCCCATTACCTTTCTTTCCCCCAGCGAGTTACCCCCTTTTCTTGCTGGGGGTTTTTTGCGCTCTGCGTAGCGTATACCTGTGTGCTATAAACTTGTAGACAGGTTCTGTGTTTGCACGGCCTCTAGTCTGTTCTGAGTCCGCTCGGCAGAATAACCCAAACTATCGAAAGGAACATTATGTCAGAGTTCATTAAAACTCAGGCTGAAGTTCGCAGCAACCTAGTTGCTCAGATGCGTGAAGTTATTGACTTTGCTGAAACTGAGAAGCGTGGACTAACCGCTGAGGACATTCAGAAGATTGACCGCATCGAAGCCGACATCGAGTCGCGTGACGCTGCTATCGCAACTGCTCAGAAGGTTGAAGCCCGTTCGGCTGCTGCTTTCGATGCTGCTGCATCATTCACCCCAACCGCTGAGGCTGCCCGTCAGTCAGACGCAGACCTTCTTCGCGCTATCGCCCGTGGCGATGTTCGCACACAGGAGTTCATGCGCGAGAACCGTGCAGCAATCATCCCGTCTGCTAACACTGTTGGTCAGTCATTCTATGACCAGGTATTTCAGGTTGCAACCCTAGTTGGCCCAATGCTTCAGACCTCTGAAGTATTCAACACCACCTCAGGCGAAAACCTTGTTATCCCAACCGTTACCGCTCTAAGCACCTCAGCACTAACTGCTGCAGGTTCTGCAATCGGTGAGAGCAACCCAACCTTCGCTTCAATCACTCTAGGTGCTGACAAGTATGGCGCTCTAGTTTCTGTTGCGAACGAACTTCTTGCTGATGCAGGTTTTGACATTCAGTCATACATTGCACAACAGCTTGGAACTTCGCTAGGTCTAGCAATCAACACTGCTCTAACTACTGGCACTGCTGGTCTTGCAACTTCTGCAGGTTCTGTTGTTACTGGTGGCACTGGTGTTGCTGGTGCTGCGACTTACGAAAACCTAATTGACCTAGTTTACGGAATCGCTGATGGCGCTCGTGTTCTTCCTGGTCTTGGTTTCCAGATGTCGAAGTCTGGTATTGCTGCTGCCCGTAAGTTGAAAGACGGCAACGGTTCATACATCTGGCTAGACAACGCTGTTAACGGTCAGCCTGCTCAACTTCTTGGTTACTCAGTTTACGAGAACCCTGCTGTTGCTGCTGTTGCTGTTGGCGCTAAGTCTGTTCTGTTCGGTCACTTGCCTTCATACAAGGCTCGTGTTGCTGGTGGAATCCAAGTAGCTCAGTCATCTGACTTTGCGTTTGGCAACGATGTTACCACCTTCCGCGGAATTGTCCGTGTTGGTGGAGGTCTAACTCACGCAAGCCATGTCGGTTTTTTCAAGGGCGGCGCAAGCTAAACCCTGATTCACCCCAAATACTGACTGCCCTTCAGGTGTGCGTAGGCACTTGGAGGGCAGTCTTTTGTTTGTTCCATTCAGTAATGGTGAGTTGTCGTTTGCGTGAGTTGCATGATTTGCAGGCTGGCACGATGTTGCCGATACTGTCTGTGCCACCTCTGGCTATTGCTATTACATGGTCTATGGTTATGCGGTCTTTGCTACCACAGTAAAAGCAGGGGGTTGCAAGTAGTCTGGCTACTTCTTTTTTAGTGATTAGGTAGATGCCATTAGAAGCCATGCGCGCTCTACGCCTGCGACTGTCAGCCGCATACTTTACATGGTTGCGTTTTTTAGAAGTCGAACGATACATGGCATATCGCTCAGGATTGTCTTTAGCCATTTGATTTGCATAAGCAATCCGCTCTGTGCGCTTATTCAGGTATTGAATACGGTTTGTTTTTCTAACTGCTTCTATGTTGGTCGCTCTATACAATCTGTTCTTGGCGTTTTTATCATTGCGTTGCTTATCAGTCATGTTGCGCTTTTTAGCGTTTTCACAATCACGACAAGCTGAGGCTAAGCCACTGGGGGCAGATGTCTTTTTGTTAAAATCTGTTATTGGTCTGGTTTGCGCACATCGGCTGCAGGTCTTAGACTGTGTCATATCGAACCTCCTAGTTCGGTCATGCCCCAGGATGTTGACGCATCGCTGGGGTTTTCTTATACAATAAGAATACTACGAAAGGGACACAATGGGAAATAAAAAAAAGATTAACGGTGTTGTTAGCGTCTGGTCTAACAGCCCGAACCAACCTACTGGTTACGGTCAGCAAGCAGGTTACCTAGTTGACCGTTTGAAGCGTGATGGTGCAGATGTTGCATCTATTAGCAACTATGGTCTTGAGGGCAATAACAGCGTGTATGAGTCCCCGTTTGGGACTGTGCCACATTATGCAAGAGGCTTTGACCCTTACAGCAATGATGTTGGCCCTATGCATCATGCTCATTGGAAGTCACAGAACGAAAAGAAACCTGACCTACTTATTGGTTTGTATGACTGTTGGGTTATCAAAGGTCAGGGTTGGGACAACCTGAACCTTGGTTGGTGGACACCGTTAGACCATGTGACTATGCCTGCAGGTGTTGAAACCTTTTTGCGCAAAGAGAATGTTACCCCTATTGCTATGGCCCCAAATGGGGTTAGGCAGATGGAAGATAAGGGCATTGCGTGTGAGTATGTGCCTCACGGTATTGATACCAAGATTTTTAAACCCACTGCAACGATTGAGGGTCAGCCTGTCCGTGAATACATGGGGTTGACTGATGAGTTTGTTGTTGGTATGAACGCAGCTAACAAAGCGTCTGGAATGGTTCACCGTAAAGCGTTTAGTGAAAACTTGTTGGCGTTTAGTTTGTTCCGCGCTAAGCATCCTGATGCTGTGTTGTATTTGCACACTGACCCGTTGGGGTCTGCTGGTGGTTGGAACTTGTTGAAAATGTTGCAGGCGTTTGGGATTCCTAAAGATGCTGTAATGTTTCCGCCGTTGTTGGATTACAAGTATGGGATGAGCAAAGAGTCTTTGGCTGGGTTGTATACGGCTATGAATGTGTTTCTTGCCCCGTCTTATGGTGAGGGGTTTGGAGTGCCTACTGTCGAAGCGCAAGCGTGTGGGACACGGGTGGTTGGTTCTAACTGGGCGGCTACCCCTGACCTTGTTTCTGAAGCGTCTTGGTTGGTTGAGGGTCAGCCTATGTGGGATGCGGCTCAGGGTGCGATTTGGCAGATGCCACTTGTCCCTGCGATTGTTGATGCTTTGGAACAGGCGTATCAGGCTGACCGTGGGGATTGCCAGAAGTCTATAGAGTTTGCGTCACAGTTTGATGTTGAAACTGTTTGGTCTAACCATTGGTTGCCAACTTTGGGCAGGTTGCTTAAATGATTCCTGTGTTGGGGTTTTGCACCCTCAAACGGTTTGACCTTGCTGAGAGATTGATTCACAGCATTGATTATCCTGTTGAGCATTTGGTTATTGTGGATAACTCTGGCACTCAGGAATGGACTCCACCTGAGAACCCTCATGTGTTAAATCAGTGGGTTATCCGTGTGCCTTATGGCCTTGGGTTGGTGGGTGCTTGGAATCTTATTGTCAAGTCCACACCTTACGCCCCGTATTGGGTGCTGATAAATGATGATGCTTGGTTTGAACCAAACTCGTTGAAGATTATTGCTGAGAATGTGGACACGGAAGCGTTGAACTTTGTTGACATTGTTCCAGCCTGGTCTTGTGTTATTTTTGGTGAAGGCATGATTAATAAGGTGGGATTGTATGACGAAAGGTTTTATCCGCTCTACTGTGATGACAACGATTTGGAACGCCGTGTTGATAAGGCATTGGTGGCGAAGAGGTTCATTGCAGCTAAGGTTCATCATGAGAACTCCTCAACTCTCAATAGTGGGTTTGCAACCCAGAACTCGCGGTCTTTTATGGCAAATCAGAAACTTTTGGAAGAGAAGGTTGAGGCTGACGATTACACAGAAGGCGCTTGGACTTTGCAAAGCAGACGGGCTAACAGATGGGACTGAGCGTTTACACAGGGGGGACATTCGATTTGTTCCACTCAGGGCATACAGCGTTTCTGAAACGGTGTGCGGAACTTGGCACAGTGACTGTGGCGTTAAACACTGATGAGTTTATTGAAGCGTATAAGGGCAAGCCTCCTGTTATCTCGTATGCAGAGAGAGCCGCTGTCCTGCTTGGATGTCGCTGGGTTGATGCTGTTGTTCCTAATGTTGGGGGTTTGGATTCTCGCATTAGCATTGCATTGGTTGAACCTGATTTGATTGTTATTGGTTCTGACTGGGCTAGGCGCGACTATTACAAGCAGATGATGTTTGACCAAGACTGGCTGGATGACCGTGGGATTGGTTTGTGTTACATCCCGTATACCAAAGGTATTAGTTCAACTGAGATTAAAAAGCGTATGCGTTGGGGTGAGGTAAACTAAAGCCATGGCTATTACTAACGGGTATGCAACGCTTGCTGAGGTTAAAGCGTCTTTGCGAATTACAGACAACCTTGATGACACACTTCTAGAAACGGCTATTGAGTCTGCCTCACGGTTGATTGACGCTTACACTAGTCGCTACTTCTATAACGGTGGCACTGCTACCAAGATTTTTGCAGCTCAAGATGATTGGGTTACACACATTGAGGATGCTCAAAGCATCACAGAGGTTGCTACAAAGTTTCAGTCAACAGACACCCCAACTGTTTGGACTGCTTCAGACTTCCAACTAGAGCCTTTGAATGGGCGCTCAGATGGCATAGTAAGCCCCTACACAACTGTTCGTGCTGTGAACAACTACTTGTTCCCACACTATGAGGGTGAAGCGTTGGTGAGCGTTACAGGCGTTTGGGGTTGGGCCGCTGTCCCTGTCACTATTAAGCAGGCAACTGTTATACAGTCATCCAGAATCTTCAAGCGTCTTGATTCACCTTTGGGTGTTCTGTCAAGCCCTGACCTTGGTTTCATTCGTGTTGGTTCACGCCTAGACCCTGATGTTGCACAGCTTGTTGACTCGTATCGTATTCTCAGAAACTTTGCATAATGGCTTCTATCACAGACCTACGGGCAGGCATCGCAACTAACCTGGCAACTATTGCAGGGTTGCGCACTGGGGCAACAATCCCTGACAACATCAACCCCCCGTTTGCTACAGTCAGTCCAACCTCTGTTGACTTTCATAAAGCGTTCAACAACGGGCTAACAACCTACAACTTCACTGTCACAGTTATTGTGGGTCGCGCCTCTGAACGAACAGCACAAAACACTCTAGATGCTTACTGTTCTAGCACAGGTTCGTTGAGTGTAAAAAATGCGATAGAATCAGATAGGACATTGAACGGTGAAGCGTATTCACTAATCGTGACCAGCATGAGAAACTACGGTTCTTTAACCATCGGAGAAACAGTTTATTTAGCAGCAGAGTTTGACCTTGCTGTTCAAGCAGATTAGGAGAAATACAATTGGCTAAATCAGTCATCAC